TCCTATAAGTGTTACATTATTTATCATTTTCCTCTCCCTTTCAAATAATTGGGGATCTCGTCACCGATTTCTAATTGATCGTACTGATCGGCTGATACCAAGAACTTGCCATAAGCCCCGGCCGTGACCGTGTAATGCCCGTTTATTATCTCTTTGTCCGTGATGTAGCCGTGCATTTCAGCGCCTGCATTATCGACCTGATAGATGATAATTTGTTGTTTAGGCTTGCTAAGGATCGCCCCCGCATAAAACGAGATGATGCATGAGGCCATAAAAAATATTAGTTTAATTTCGGACATAGTTAACCTCATCAATATCTTTCCACTCACCAGTGATTGTGTTTTCTAACAAAATATATGGCATAACCCTATCTGAAAAGTTAAAACAAATCTTTATTTCTTCCCATTGACTCCTAGTGTATGGATACTTATTTGGTCTTTTCATTTCATGCCCTCCCCTCCTCAAATAAACATACTAGCAAGCAAGAGCAGACCTGCATAGATAACGGCGCTCAAAATGCCACGGATTGCAGTGTTCATAAGCTCTTCTTGGTCTTCGTTCTTCAATTTTTCTTTCGGAAGAATATAAGCCAACAATGCATGTAATCCAAACGCTTGCCAAAATGAAATATTATTAACATCAATTATCGTTATCATGATTTTGTTCCAACCAAATTGGACGACTAGCGTTGATGCAATGATGCCAATGATTGCCAAAATTACAGTAGCTATTTTCTTCATATTACCACCTCATATATAAGTATTTTGTATCAATATCTTGCTCTACGATACAATCTCTCAATGATTTCAAGTCTTCTAACGCACTGCTGGTAGTTCCCCATTTATTTTCAGGTTCATACTGCACATACATTTCAGAGTTCTGTTCCAGTTCGGAGATACCACGTTGGATATTCTCAAAAATCTGAGCAACATTGTAGATTGTTCCTTGTTTAAAATGCCAATCCATAGCAACCCTGAACATTTTCCCAAGATTGTAAGTGGGAGAACTATTTTTAGGTTCATCGATACAAATATAATCTCCGTTTTCTATCTTTACTAAAATTTCCAAATCATAACTCATCCTTTCGCCTCCTGAACATCTAAAACAGCTTCTAACTTTTCAATAGTTTCAGACGATACAGAAACATAATTAACCCCGCTAGCGAATGGCTCTTTCAAAAAAATCGTATTAGGCCCGATAGCGGTGCGAGAAATATCATCTACATTCAAAATCGTTTCTTCTTCCGTTCCTCGATAAAGTGTTATTGTTTTTATAAATTTTGCCATCATTCCACCTCTTCTACTTCAAACAGCGGACTATTAAACACTTCTTCAAATCCAGCTTCTTCAAGCTCTTTGTGGGTAAATTTGGATTTTAATCTACTTTGTAAAAAGCCCAAAAACTCCTCATCTGGATTTTTTACAAGATACTGATTTACAGCTTTTATTTTAACCGTATACCGCTTCTCTTTCTCGACCTCGTAGCCATCAAGCCAAGCTCTAGCGAAAGTTTCTTCGTTCTTTTTGATCCATAATGTTAATTCAATGCCTTGGTTATTTGATTTCAAAAAACTTGGAGTCATAGCAAGATAGAGAGAACTTGTAAGATGTTCTTTACATACTTCAATCCAATCCGCAACGAACTGCGGTACGACTGGTCTATTCAATTCTCTGCGTATTTTATCAGCATCTTTGAGTTGTTCACCAACCCATGCTCCTTCAAACTTGCCTTGTTCGTATCCTTCACGCCATTTTGCATGACTAAAATCTTGCTCAAATTCGGCCATAATGGCTTTTAGCCAGACCTCTCTATCATGCAACGGCAACTCTCTCAATCTTGCAATAACGTTTCGCAGATGGCGTGGAGCTTCGTCTTCGTGACCTGCTTGCGGTTCTGGCTTAGCCAATTTCTCATATTCTTGGATAAAAATTTTCACGTTTGTAAAACTTGGAAAATATCCAAAATTTTGCATTCGTTCCATCAACGCCTTAACCAATTCTTTTTTACTCATTTTTTCCTCCTTGCTCATCAAAAAACTTTTCAAAATCAAGCCAATCATCCTTGATAAGATTACCTACTTTAGTGACTTCGCTTCCAAATCCTGCTTCTGGCACTTCTATTCTGACATATTTTCCAACCAAATCTTCCCATTTTTTGACGCCGACAACAGTCATGATTCTATCAATGAATTCAAAACCTTCTTGCGTAGCAACTCTTTTCTTCTTGCTCTTGTCATATCCGTCAAGTGCTCGTCCACCAAGTCCAACACCAAAACCATTACCTTTTAAATATAAATAACAAGTCAGAATTCCATGCTCTTCTCTTCCAAAAAAAGTTTCATCGATTTGAGCGTTAACTATTTTATTCATTTCCCATCTCCTCAATCAACTAATCTAGGTTTTTACGTGCCTTCTTCAGGTCTTCCAGTCCGTTCTTGCTCTGAAATCGCAATAGATATTTAATCGCATTGCCCCAATAGAAGCCCTGCACAGCTGATAAATTGCCCGCAAAGTTTCGGACTATATCAATAGCCTCAAGCCCAAACTTCCCTTTGTAGTGACTTGGATTGTTGACTTTGTCTTCTTCGATCATTTCATCAAGCACTTGTTCATACGATTTTTCTTTCATTTCAAATCCTCCTTACTTTCGACACCCGCTGAGATCTTCTTCATCCCAATTTCGCATTTTAAAAGTCCGTTTTTTTCGTTCTTCTTGACTACGTAGCACGGCTTGACGCACAGCATATTCTTGTGCTGCCAAAACATACATGGCTTGTAAATCAAGCAATTCTTCTGCTTCACGCTTTTTTTCAGCCTTTCGCCATTCCAGATATTGGCAAAACGCTCCCATCATGAAGAACATCATCAACGTAATAATTCCACCTAAAACCTCACTCATTATTCAACCCAATCCTTTCTCTTATCAACTTATCATCCTGCTCAAGGTATGAAATTCTAACAGCATTGTTTCTCATACTGTCTCTGTTATCGGTTATTTGAGAGCGAAGATCTTTGATTTGATGATTTCTATCGTCTTCAATCTTCACCACAAAAACAACTGCAACAAGTAGGCAGAGACTCAACCCGATAACTAACAATTTCAAATCTGCCAATGTCCTGCTTAAATAAACATTTTCATGCTTTAACAAATGTATCTCATCTCTAATACTCAAAACCTGTCCTCCTGCCCAGTTCATCCCCTTTTTTTAAATAACGATATTTTCTTGAATGAATTTATCCAATTCATACTTATCGATGCGCTTGGTTCCATCAATTTGATAAAGATTCAATCCCTTCTTAATCCATTTTCTGATGGTGTTTGAACTACAATCTGCATAGTGTGATGCAGTTTCTATTGAAAACCAACGTTTTTCTGCTACCTCTTGGTCCAAGAATTCAGTGAACGATTCTTTAAATTGAGTTCGTACCGCTGTTCTTATTCCATTTTCAAATTCTTCGCTTAGAATATTCATTTTCAACTCCAATGTATGTTATAATATAAATGTTTTATTTTTGTTGAGCACTTCACTTGTTTTGGGAAGTGTTTTTTTATTTATCCAACCAAACTCATCTGTCCGTTGCGGGCTTTGATTTCAAGCTTGGTATTCGCTGATGGCTCCCAGCTATTCCAGTAGTCAAATGCTTGTTCTTCGTCCTTCCGCTTCAATAAGTCATAGCGAGGGATTCTGAAATAGTCCTTGAAGTCTTTAGCAGCCTGAGAAAATACAGATTGTGCAAAATGTCGGTCACGGTATGCTTGGCTATCCTTGCCACCGAGCAGAGCCACGACTTTTTTCTTACGCAATTTTTCCAATGCTAGGCAAACTGAAGGATTCACTGGTTGCTCATTTTTTAAATAGTCAACATCGATAGCTAAAGTTTCTTGATTTTGTTTTAACTCTTTTTGAGTCTGCAAGACTTGAATTAAAATATCTTCCTGAGTAAGTTCATTTTGATTGACTTGCATAATTTCTGATGTCATAATAATTCTCCTTCTAAAATGTCGCTTTCTTTGCGAATGTCGTTCAGGTCGTTGAAGAAACGAAGACCACGGCTGATAAAACTATCAAATTCATTTCTTATAATTCCATCTGCTTTCAGGACCTTTTCTTCATCAGCGTAGATCAGACCACCCATGCTTGCTAAGAAATCATTTCCCTTTTGAAGCAGGCTTGTGATATTCTTGTAAGCCGAGATTTGTTTCTGTACATTATTAAGTTGCCCTTGCGACTCTTCAATAGCTCGTGTCAATTCATCATACTGAGCAGATTTCTTGTCAACCTCTTCACGCTGTGCCAGTGTATCTTTCAGTTGCTTCTCGATGAATTCAGAGCGCTCTTCCATTGCTTTTACAGTTTTGGAAAGTTCCTTGTTTTTCTCTAACAACTGCTTATTTAGGTCCTGTGTAGCTTTGTAATCATCCGGAATGACTTCCTTGATGGTTTCTTTTACTTCTACTTTAGAAGACTTAATTTTCTCATTTTCAGCTTTTAAAAGCTCATTTGCTTTTTGGCTGATTTTGAGTTTATTTTTTAGTTCTTGCAATTCTCTGACAGTCGGACTGTCACCTTGCTCAATCCTGTCAATTTGAGCCTTCTGTTCGTCATCTGGAAGAGTTGCGATAAGGTAGAGTGCGTTAATGCCTAAATTCTGTGACGTCACAGAATATGGAAGTTCTTTTGCTACTTTCATAAACTGATTAGCAACTGTCTGGCTGAACTCTATTTTCTTCAACCATTCCATAAATTGGCCATGAACTAAATCATTTTCTTTTACATGATTTAACCTTCTGCCGATTTCCCAGATGGACTGACCGGCTATTTGCTTATGGTGACTAATTTCTAGCTCAATCTGAGTTAAATTATTTGATAATGTTACTTCGTTCACACGCCGATTCCTTTCTAAAATTCTTCAAATTTCTCCCACGACTCGTTGATTCTCAATTTCTTACTAATGCGCAATTTCAAATCATCGCTTCCCTTGCCTTCTTTAAGAAGTTGTGTTATTGCTGCAGGACTGACTCCCACAACAATAGCTAGGTCTGACCGAGACCATCCTCTCTTATCCAGTGCTTCTTCTACTAAAGCATTCCATCTTTTATGCTGTTGACCCATTTGTTCTCCTTTCTAAAACGAAAGTTAAAGAAATAGTAAAATATTTTTATTAAATGCTTGACAAAATTAATGTATAGTATTAAAATGTAGGCATAATTAAAAGGCTTGATAAAACATTGTATCTATCAATTTGATGCGCTCGCCAAAGCTATTATATTTTTAGATATTTTTTTACAAGACTTTTTACTAAATCTTTAACTTACAAAAACTATTTTAATACTCTGCATTAATTTTGTCAATAGTTTTAATGCAAATTATTAAATATTTTTTGTCATGTTCTTAGAAAGG